TGCTTCGTTACCAGCTCTTAGTGCTGCACCATTTTGCTGATAATGTGACTTCATCGCAAAGATTAGTCCTGTAGGACCGCTCATTGGTTGTACACCACAGATGTCGTATGCTACCAAGTTTGGCATAGCACGACGGATGAGGCTAATCATCACTGGATCAAATCCAGCAAGACCGCCTGTTTTTGTATCAAGTCCTGAACCTGAGAGTGCGTTTGTACCAATGGCACCAACTGTGTTGGATGCTTCATTGATCATACCACGCTCTTCTCTAAGTTGTGACTCTGTGTTTTCTAACAAAACAGCGGTAACAGCTTTTCTATAATTGTCTTTGATGGTGCCAGCACCTTCATGACTTAGAACAGGTGACCACTTTTCTGTTAGAGCTTTTGAGTTAAACATTTGCTCTTATTAAGAAAAAATAGGTTTATATTATTATGAATTCCAGCGGTTCATTGCATCAAGATACTGTGCCATTGCTGGACTTACTTCTGGATCTGATGCTCCTTCAACTGGAGTTTCGTCTGCAACCTCACTCTGTGTTACAGTTTTTTCTGTGAAGTAAGACTCTTTGATAGTTTTCACTTTCTTAGAGAACTCCTCCTCAGTTGTAAACTCAACACCCTCAGCGAGAGCAGCGAGTTTGTCCTTCTGAGTATCTGCCAATCCATCGGAAACTTCGTTCACGATATTTTTTCTTGCAGTCTCATTTAGACGGGATTGTAATTTCACATTAGCTTTGACCTGTTCGTCAAGCTTAGCTTCCATCTCACGAATTGAATCAGCCATACCTTCTACCACATCCACTTTCTCGTCTGGGATAGAAATGTAGTGCTCTTCAAAGAGACCTTTAAGACCTGCGATGAAGTCTTCTGTGATCTCATTTCTTATTCCACGGTCAACAGCAACTTGATTTTGCTCCATCCATTGACCTATGGCGTAGTTAACTGTGCCATTTACTTCCTCGGAAAGCTCTGCCTTAGCAGCATCTACTTGCTTTTCAAGTTCGGTAGCAAAGTGTTCTACAAGCTTGTCGTACTCTTCAGAAAGTTTTGCTTTGATTGCAGCTTCAAAGATAGTCTTTGCTTTCTCAGCAAACTCAGTTGAGAGTTCTGTTCCCTCTAATAGGGCATTTACATCATCGGAAACATCAAGGTCTTCGTATGTTGGTTTGATAGGATAACCTACATTTGAACCTGTACTAGTTCCGTATGCAGCATCTGCACCAACTGTAGGTTGTTTACCCATGTCACCAGCATCACTAATGTTAGATGTCTGAGCAGATCCATCGCTTTGTGCTGATTTATCTCCTACTGGAGCAGCTGCCTTAGCACCTGGATTCTCTTCACCGTCATCATCGTGCTCATTTGGTGTAGTGGATGTACCACCTAAATCTGCAGGAGCAGATTGTCCATATGATTTACCAGCATCAACTGTAGGCATAGGATCTTTTCCTGTACCACTTGATGTTTGTGCATCGGAGACTTGAGATGGTTCGCTACCTGTGCCTGGTATGACGTTTGCGGAAACAGTCGGCATTGGGTCGCCTTCCACGATAGTCACTTTTTGCTCGGTTGCAAACTCCTCAAATTTTTCGTTAAGCTTATCTGACATTAGAGTTTACCTTTATAATTTTCCGTATAGTGATATGAATTATTTATAGAATCAAAGATTTGAGAGGAAATGCTCAAAAACTTGGAGCGTTTTTGCCTCTACATCACGGCGACTTGCGTCACTCATAATCCTTTTATATTTAGCGACTTCTCTTTCTTTTAGAAGTCCGTTGTCCCATACCCATTCTTTACCTTCCATGATTCCGTTAACGAAAGCATCAGGTGCAGATGGATCTGCAACAATATCTGCGGCTGTTGTTAACATGAAGTCATCACAAACTACGTTGCAATCTTCACGTTTATCAATGCTTCCCATGCCACGAGAGGAAACACCTAGTTGAACACCTTCTCCTAGAAGAGACTTGGCAATGTTACCCATTGGTGTGTCAAGGACTTGTGCCTTGCCAATAAAGTTATTACCTTCTGCACGGAGACTTGTAATCCTATGAGACACTCTATCAAGATTAATAGTAGGTCCGTCTGGATGACCAAGTTCACCAAGAGCACGTTTTGATTTTACATACTCCTCGTTGTATCTCTTAACCTCACGGTCAAGAACACCAAAAGGATACATTCTACCATTACGGTTCTTTAGTTCTGACTGAAGAAAGACACCTTCAATATAAAGAAGTTTCTTACCGTTCTTTTCCTCTGTTACGAGTTTAACGTCTTCAATCGTTTCCGTTATCAGTTTCATTGCTTGGAATCTCTGTCTTGGTTGGTTCATCAAAGAATGTATTAGCAACCACTTGTTTGTAATCTGCCATTGCTTGAGAAGCCTTGCCAAATAACATATCGTGAATTGCGTCAATTGCACTTGCTCTTTCGTTATTATCAATTTTGTTGATAATATCTACAGCACCAAGTTCTTTGTTATTTTCAGTTTTGTCTGTCATGATACAATATAACTATTCTATTTATTATTATTAGTTGGTTTAGATGCGGAAACGGGTGGTTTAGGTGTGCGTTTTTCTTTATCTAACTCCCTCTCTACAGCATCATCTGCTTGTTGTGCTTGAATCTCAGGTTGGAAAGCAGTGTTTTGACGATCCATAGTGTCAAATGTATTGACATCTTGAGGATCCATAACAAGACCTTGATCAATTTCTTGTCTCATTTGCTTGTCCATCTCTCTAAAGTCTTTGTCCTTCTGACCTAAGATGTGACGACGAACATGCTCTATAGAGAAATACTTTCCTACAAATGGATCCATCTGTGTTACTGTCATCATTCTCTGATTCATCATCTCAATGTTTTTCAATTCATTGAAGTGATTATCAAACAAGAAGTCATATTGTATATGCTCCTTCATATCATCCCAGTCTTCTGGAGCAATAATTCCTTTGAGAATTAACTGAGTCTTAAGCATGTCTTGGAACATCTCGCTAAATCTCTTGCGGAGACGACCAATAAACTTAGTAAACTTAAGTTCGTCACGAAGAACCTCTGTTGTCTTACCAAGATTGAATCCTTTATTGTCATCTGTAAGACGAGATGGAGGTAAGTTCAAACTGTTAAATAATTTCTTTTTAAAATACTCAACATCCTTGAGTTCACCTAGGTTCTGACCACCTGGCAATGTAGTAATTTCAGTTCCTCTACCACCTTCTCTACGAGGTAACCAGAAGTCCTCAAGCATACTCATGTGCTTTTTATCGTCACGCATCTCACCAGTACTAGCGTCATAAACCAATTTGTTTCTGTAACGTGCCATGACGTCACGGAGATATTGTTCTGCTTTTACTTTTGGTAAGTTACCTACGTCAATGTAAAATATTCTACGCTCTGGTGCACGAGAAAGTCTGTATATGACTAGAGAGTCTTCAATCATTCTAAGTTGATTGAGAGACTTGATTGCCTTGTGTAGGAAACCAAGAGTCATTCTTTTGTTTAAATCTTGTAATCCTGATGGGCAGAATGTAATAGAATCTATTGCCATCTTGACACCTTTGGATAAAGACATGTCACCGATAGGTCCTAAAACTCCACCTTTGTAAAAACCTTTAGGATTATAGAGATAATAATCTACAAATGTTCCGTACTCATATTCTAATGCAGTGCCTTTTATTTGTTGTTGTCCAAAAGAATCTTTTGGTTTATCGTTAATTTTTTGACGAACTTTTTTGATCTTCAGTGGATCAATATATCTAAGTTCTGTGATACCTTTCTTTGGATTATCTAGATCTATAACCTTATGATAAAATAATCTACCATCAATATACCAAGACCTAATAATCTCATGTGCACGATTGTCAAAGTTTAAAAGACGTTTGAGATACTCAAACTCATCTCTGATTTTTCTCTTGACTCCCATTCCAACATCTAGATTATCTAGATTTACTTCTACTGGAGTATCATGAGCATCACTTACAACAAACTCATTCACAACTTCATCTACAGCACTGTCCACTTCTGGATGCAATGCCATATCACGATAACGACGGATCATCTCAAACTCATTGCGAGCTTGATTATCCGTATCTACATATGTCCCATAATAACCGCCCGCTGCTATGGCAATTGCCTCATCAGCATTAGGAGGGACGGGGGATTGACCCTTCCGACCCTCCTTGCGATTTATCTGGAAGCCAAATAATTGACTCATGACTACCTACTTATAGTATGCTTCTTCTTTCTATTTATTATACCACAGGAATGTCAGAAACGCCAGTCCTTGAACCGCCCTCTGCCTTGAAGTATGAATACTGCCACTCAACTGTGAATTCTTCAATCTGGTCATTGCTATCATAAGCAAGATCAATTTGAGAAACATTAGTTGGGAAGCAATAGAATAAAGTATACTCTCTAAGAATTACCCCTGTTGTTGAAGCGTCTTTCTCAAGTTGCTTAACCTTTAAATCTGCTGTGTAACCAGTAGTATTATTAGGTGTAAACAAAGGAGAAGTGTTTGCCTCATGGGTATTGATATTATTTGCCCACTGCTCAAAGAATGCACGAAGTTTGAAATCCTTATCGTTGAAGAATGTTACAGTCCAAGTATCAAAGGTGCGATCACCAGCGATCTTAACTGTTCTTCCACGGAAAGGAACTTCTATTACACCCAAGTTAGAACCTGGTAGTGCAGCAGATTTACACATGATGTTTGTAGTTTCTAGGTCATCAGCACCTTTTGCTAACGCACCAGGAAAATTCAAATCCACCATGAACATATTGGGTTTGACGCCTTGCCCTACCCTTTGTATGAAATTACTTACGTTTGACGATGCCATTGGTTATTTACCTCGTTGTTTTTTTTCTTATTGTTATTATCTACCGACTACTTCAGCGAAAGATACGCCTGTTCTTGTAGCAGTTACAGTAACTGTTACAAAGTTAATTGACCTAGTTGGTTTGAGGTAGAGTTCAGCAACAAACTCGTTACGATCAATGATCTCTGGAGTATTGTTACTATCATCACAAATGACTAAAAAGTCTGTCACACCTCTGCGTGCTTGAACCTCAGTGAGGTAAGAAGACATTGAAGCAGCAAATGCATTTCTGGTTACAGAATCATTTTGCTCAAACAATACTCCTTCAGCAAGTTGTCTTGCTCTTTTCTCAATATTGAGGAAGAGACGTCTGACATTAATGCGATCAAATGCAGATGGAGAAGCAAGAGCAGTCTTGTCACCAAATAGAATAGGACCTGTGCCAGGCATTGATACAACAGGATTTATAGAGTTAGTGTATAAATCATCTCTTGCTGCCTTGTTAGGATTGAATGCAAGTTTAACTACATTCTGTAATCCACCACGGTTTGTTCCTGCTGGTGAATACCAGTCATCTAGTATTGCTGATGTTGATACACATAATCCAGCAATATCACCATTAGTACCGATATAACGATACTTATCATTGAATCTATCGTATGTGTATTTAATACCACTATCTTTAACAACATATGAACTAGAAGCAATGTTACCAAAGAAGTCTACTGTATTAGTTAACTGTGCTGAGGGACTTAATGCAGCACCACCAGATGTTGCAATTTGAGCACCTACCCATGGTGAGATAAATGCGATGCAATCTTTTCTTGTGTTAGCAACACCAGCAACAGAACCAGCTTTAGCGACTGTATCGCTTTCAGATCCCATTGATCCACCCATAAGAACAAAGTCAACTGTTGTCTCTTCTGTATCTAAGAATTCGTTATATGCTGCTCCTATTTCTCCTGCAGTATAAGCGTAATCATCAGTACCACCTGATAATGCACCACCAGCAGTTGATTTGATGTATGCCATTATTTTAGGTGATGCAGATGTAGCACCATATGATGATGCAGCAGCACCTGAGTCTTCACCAGCAGTTGTAAATTCAGTGCTTGTTAATGCAGCTCCTGCATAGATGAAGTTGGAATATAGATTGACATAATCTTTCCAATATGCTGATGCTCCCTCTGGAGTCTTTCCGTCTGATAACTTAGAGAGGAATAAGTTTCTTTCTACGATTGTGTTTGTTGATGTATCTACAACTGCAACATGAACTTCATCAGCAGATAGGAATCTTTCTGATGCGTATGCACTTGTACCAGGTCTAGCACCAATCGCCTTGTAAGTTAAACCTGTGTCTCCAATTGGAAGTGCATTCCAGTCAGATGCTGTAAATGCAGACTTAATAAATCCGTTACCAGTTACTGCTGTACCACCACCTTCTTTAATACCAACTGTGTTAGCATCAATAACAACTGTAACTTCGTGGTCTGTTGTTGCACCATCACTAAGTGTATCACCAACGGATAGACCGTGAGTTGCCTTAGTCATCTTTACGTCTGCAACTTTGTCTACAATAACAACTCTTAAGTTGTTACCTTCTGTTCCAGCATCTCTAGCAGCAAACTTTTCGTTAGTTACTCCAGAATCAAATGCATTTTTATCTGCAATTAGAACTCCTGTTCCAGACTTAGTTGCGTTTTCTACTCCTGTGGTTGCACGAACAACTGCTAGTTGTCCACCATAGCGGAGAAATTCTGATGCTACAATCCAGTCAGCAGCATTTGCCTCTACTGGTGTACCAAATGTGTCAATTAGTTCTCTTTCAGAACCTATATTTACAATAGAGCCTACGGGTCCTTTGCGGAAGGTAGAAGCAATAGCACCTCTAAGTGCAGATGTTCCTATTACAACAGCATTGGATAAATCACGTTCTTTAATAATAACACCAGGCGAGACTTGACTTGCCATTTATTTTTACCTCTTAAGATATCAATTTTTACCTAGTGTTATTTAGAGTTTTTAATGTCTTAAGAGGGGAAACAACACACGAACACTCTACCAGTCTGGATAATCTGCTAGATATGGAGGTAAAGGTCTAGGTCTATTTTTCTTTTTCTTCTTTCTTTTTGCTACTATTCTCTTGATGGTACAGTCCTTACACTCGTAAGAATATGCAGATGGTAAACCTTTCTTTTGTTTTCTTGACATGTAGAAATCTTCCAGTAGATTCTTGACTTGATTGCAAGTTCTACATCTTCTATCTTTGAATAGTAACTGTTCTAACTCAAACTGACTATCAAGATCCATCATAGTATTCTACCGCAGTTACATTTCTTTCCTTTATATTTTGAACATTTCCATTTTTTGCATTTCTTTTTCTTCTTCACAGATCGGGTAGCATGTATCCAACTTCTGTTTGCTTGTCTCCATACCAGAAAGATCCATCAGCATCTACAAAAGTATCATCGCCCAGACCATCGTCCACAAAACCAAAAGGAGCCATGTCCTGTTCAATTTGATTTTTTTGCTCTTCATATATCCTTCTACGAATATCTTGATCAGTCATTTCTTTAAAGTAATCTTGCATGACTAACCATGCAAACAATACCATACACATAACAAGATCATCATGATAACCTTCATCTGCTTCCCATGCTTGCTTTTTTTGTATGAATGTAGTTAGTTCTTGTAGTATATCAAAATCCCAGAACTGTAATTTATCTTCTTCTATAATTGCTTTAAGGTTAGAACATCCTATCTTCTTGACAGTGATGCTCATCTTTACACCCAACTGTGTCTTGTTACCTGAGAATCCTTGTCCTACTATCTGCCCTGCTCTACCACGCATGGCACACATGAGTACGTTAGGATATTCTAGATCATAGTTAAGTGTTGCTGCTATTGAATCTCCTATGTCATTTACTTCTACTAACACATAGGGATTACTATATTCCTTACATACTTGGAATATTACCGAGGGAAACAGTACAGGCTTAATCTCATTATTTCTGTACTTCGCAACGATCTGGTACGGGAGAGTGGTGATATCAAACACGATGAAAGCACTATAGTCGCCACCGATTCCTCTGGCAACATCAACAGTAATAATATATTCGTGATCTTCTTCTGCTCTCTTAAAAACGTCAAGTCCTGCATTGCTTGCTATTGGGTCATTGAATGGGATACATTGTAGTTTAGATGGACTAATAAGTGTGTCAGCAGATCCAAGAAAGTCACACTCAAACTCTTGTGCGAACTGTCGTTTAGATGTGTTCTTAATTGTCTCCTCTTTCCACTTGGCATCTCTGCCAGGCACTTGTGACCAATGTACTTCATTGGTTATATAATCATTCTTATCATTCCTAGCATCTTCCCACATCTTGTAGAAGTGGTTCATGCCATTAGGAGTTGATATAATTATGACTTTAGTTGATTTACCAGAAGTAATAGTAGGATATACCGATGCAAAGAATTGTTCTGCGACATGGTTAGGGACGAATGCAAACTCGTCAAGGAATAAAATGTTGAAGGACATACCTCTAACTGCACTAGCAGATGTAGAAGCAGCCAATATCTTTGATCCGTTTTCAAGTTCAACATTACCTTTGTTCCAAACTAGAATACCATGTTGCATCCACTTTGGTAGATTCTCATATGCTAATTGTAATCTTCCTAAAAGTTCCCTTGCAGTGGATGCTTTGTTAGCAAGAATACCAATGTTAACACTATCGTAGAAGATAGCATAATAAAGAAGATAGGCGACCACAGTGGTGCTTTTACCAGTTTGCCTAGGAAGTTTAGCAATGTTAAATCTGTTTTCATGAAAGTCCTGTAAGATTCTTTTTTGAAAATCATACATGTCAAAAGGGACTAGACCCTCATCAAGTGAAATGATTTTAATATAATGAGTAGCAAAATATATTGGATCTTTTTTACATTTGACCCATTCTTGTATTTGCTTCTTTGTAAATTGAATCTCAGTCCCTGCCTTTTTGAGGTTCGGGTTACCAAGATATACGTCATTAGTTGCCATACTTTATTTATCGTCAGGGTCTTCTAACTTTTTAAAGACTAGCAATTCCTCTCCATCATTGACATCTTGCATCTCAGGATGTCTTATTCTTCTCCTAGGTTGCTTATCCATATCTGCTAATACTGATCCAGATAGTCTCCACATAAAAGCAAATGTAGCACCAAATACTGCTACAAAAAAGAATAGGTATATAGCAACTAGAACGTCATTCATGAATATTTGAAACAGTTATTCTTTTCTCTACCCTCTACATATTTTTCTAATACTTCTAACCTATCATGATGTTTAGAAATTGCATCTAGTTCCTGTATAACAGCATCCATAATATTAGAATGCTCTCCAATACCAACAGGATTGTGTAAGTAAACATCAATATTAACTAGGTGTTTTTTAATCTCTCCATTAGCGGATGCTTTGAGAGCATCAATCATTCTACTTTTCATAATAGTTATTCTATAAGTGTGCCAAAAGACCTTCGTATTTCACGAAGTTCTTCAAAATTCTTTTGTTTTGTTCCACCATCATACCCCCAAGCGTATCCTTCGTCAATCATTTGTTCGTTGAGCGATACTTCTGCATCACCAATATATAACCAACCAAGCAAGCGACCATACTTACCCATCCCACCTTTAAGTTCAGTTCGTATAATAAGTTCATCATCTCCATCAATTGCTCCCTCCAATTTTTCTTTCATCCAATTAGTAGCATCTAGTCCCAGTGCCTTCTCCTCCAGATCTCTTGTTCTTTTCTCTGGCGTATCAACTCCTGCAATTCTAACTCTTTCTTTCTTGTATAGGTCAAACCCAAGATCAATGGTGACATCAATAGTATCGCCGTCAACAACACGATTTATCTCCGTTACTCTAAAATTATAGCAGGACTTCCTACTTGGTGGTGTCATCACTCCCATCTTTCATCTCCATAAATGACATCTTTAGTATATAGTAGATGTACCAAGAGACGGTTACAACAAGTATTGCAACCATGATAATTACTCCCCAGACTACCATGTCAACAGGAATGCTCCTCTAATATAGGTTCTCCTACCTCAACAAAATTTAACTCACTGTTGTAAACCCAGTGCATCTTTCCCCATATATCTTTGAACTCGTCTTCATCTAAATCCTTGATAAGGATTTTATCTTGCCAGTAAATGTGATATCTCATGCTATCATTAACATTGCTTTATGTAGTTCTTTAGAATGTTCTAGTTCATCATTTGCTATTTCTTGTATCTTTTTATCCTCTGGATGATATGCACCATACTTGACGTATGTCTCATAAGCATGCTTCTCAATCTTCATGTTGATGTCGTAAGCGTCCATAGGATTAATGAGATAGTAAACAACCATGACCCAATAATAAAATAGAACAAGATGTTTGGCAAAGAACCGATCAATCCAGTACTTATCGCCCTCCCTAAGTTCCATTTCTTCCAAATGTTCTGTTTCATTGAGTGCCTGATAAAAGTGTTCCTTCATTAAGTATACATGATCTTCGCCTCTAAGTCCAAGACTTTCACGAAAATGTAACACACTGATAAATGCAAAGTATGGTGCTCTGGCAATTACTTCTAAAACCCAGAACCTTTGAAAGTCTCTACCTCTGTAGAGAAAGTCTAGAATGTATATTGTAACATCTAGTACGAGTGTGTTTATTTTTTTCATGTTTCTTTAATTATAGCATATAAAGAAAAAGGATGTTCCTGTAGATAGGGAACATCCTTTCTCGCATTTCTTGCTGCTTCAAATGCATCGTTTGCATATTCGCAGATTTCGTGTTCTGTGTCTTGACTATCGTGCCAAGCAAGTGTGTAATGGGACATGATCTTTCAACTCCAATACAATATTATTTATTATTTTTAATAAGTATAAATTACTATGTGAGGACTCACTGACTAAACAATGATCCTCTTATAACTTACACCAGATATTCTCTCTACTTCTTTTATTAAAGCACCATACTCTTTATACATTTTATCTCCAGCAATAAAATTAGTTCTTCTACGTTCTAGTGCATCAAGTATAAGTTCATATTCTCTATCAGAATATAATGGTTTGAGTTTCATATCTAGTAATGATAATTTTGTGTGTGTCAATTCGTCTGAATAGAATTTTACGGGTTGCTTCCCGTGTATATTGTCGCCACTCATATTCTCATTTGTTCTGAAAATATTATAGCACAATATTTACTCCTCTGCGGAAGTTAGATGTTGTTCTTGATAGAGTTGTAGCTTATCAATTAATTTTTTGTATTGTTCCCACATCCATTCGGAACCCGTATTTTCTTGATAAAGTTCACATGCCCTTATCAGACGGTATATGTCATCGTTTTTAAATCTCATAGCAATGTATTACTACACTACTATATTAGCAATTCCACTTCCTAAGTGACTTGTTTATGCGGGAATCAGGATCTCTGGCAGTTTTCTTTGAAGTTAATTTCTTTTTCATTCCACTCATTCTAGCACAAAAGGATGCCCTACGGGGATTTCCAACCTTCTTTGTTGGTGCTTTAAGGTCAGATCCAGGATTTTCTCTTTCGTAAGACTTCCTTCCTTTCTCATTAAGTCCACCTTCTTTGTTCTTGCCAGCCTTTTTTGTCCAGGCTGCTTCATCTAAAATCTCGTTATCCTGTATGGCAGACTCGCTAAGTCTTTTAAATTCTTTGTAATCTATCATAATACCATCAGGTTATACAGATCTATTTATGCAGTTATCTCTTGCCACCGCCCATTTGCTTGAGCATTTTTTGCAAATCTGTAGTGCTACCAACGAACATAGCATTGTTGGTAACATTTTTAGGACCTTTTACTTCTTCACCAAGGTCTTTCATTTTTTTATGTAAATCTTGCAATTTCTCTGTCATGTCTGCAACATGTTTCATTGCTGCTACAGCAACTTCATATGCTCTAGGGTGACCACTCTCTTGTGCAACTTCTAGTGCACCTCTGACTGCCTCTTGACCCTGATCTATAAGACTATACAATTCTCCACGAGTATATTCATAATCTTTTTCTAGATCATCATCTTTTGATTTTACTTTTGGTACGTTAGGTTTCTTAACAGGTTCTACCTCCATGTTAAGAATGTCCTCCATGTTTTCTTCTAGACTCATAAGAATTCTATCCCTTCATTAAATCCAAAATCATCACCAGCATCTAGTAATGCAGTATCTGCTGCATCTATATTACCATCCTGATTAATATCAGTCTTGGCAACTGGTGTATATGTTCTGGTAACAGTTCTGCGGTTAACTGCTCTATCACCAAGTGTCTCATGTATGATTGCTTTCTTGATAACATCAGCAGTGTTGTAAGGACCGTATAAGTATGTCTTCACAGTAAACTGTAAAGTGTATACAATATATCTACGCTCATAGAAACTATCATCCCATGTGTCCTCATAAGACACATTGTTTAAAACAATAGCAATGTCTCTCTTTTCATCCATGTCAGGAATTAGATTGAGAGTCATTGAGAATGATGGTTGAAAGTATGGTAGTATCTGCTCGGTAATTTGTAGAGCATCATCTTGTGACTTAGCAATTACACCAAGTTCAAATGATAGATTGTATGGTACAGGAACATACTGCACTCTTACTTCACCACCATTGTCATTGATTATATTTTTATATTTTTGAATAGGAGATGTTTTACGAGTAGGATCGTAATCAATACTTGTCATCTCAAAGTAAATTCTTGGTAGAGTGATTGCTACCTTTCTGCTGCTAGTATTTTCTTCTAGTCTTACGATAAATTTTTGCTTAGGACCGTATGCTAACGGAACTTTAATTTCTTCTAATACATCACCAGTGCTTGGATCTGTGCTCTTCATTACAATATTATTGAAGAGAGTTCCAAATGCTATAATGTTCTTACGAACTATTTGATGATAGAAATGATTACCTAACATTATATGCTACCTGTAAAATTACCAAACTCACCAAATGGATTACCTTCTGTCCAATCAACTATATTGTCAGCAGTATCTTCTATGGCTCTGTTTGCATCGTATTCACTATTAGTATTTTGTAATGTGTCAAAGGTAGATACTACCCAGACAGCACCACTATTGTTACCAGTAAGTGATTCGTTTGCTGCAAATGTTCCAGTTCTATTTTGTACTTGTAGTATTCTTGTAGAACTATCCCAAGACTTAACCTCTGCAGTTGTAGAAGTAGTACCACCAGTTACTGTTTCACCAGCAGCAAAATCTCCTGTACCACCAACTCCCATTGTGAGAGCAATTGCAGTATCAAATAATGTTTCTACTGCATCTATCTCTGCAATACCAGTAGCAAGATCGTCTGAACCAACCTCGTATAGTTCTGCAGTGATTGCATAAAATTGTATCTTACCAAACTGGAAAAATGGTTCTTCCTTTCCAACATACTTAATTTCATACAAATTCTGTGTGAGAGGATAATATAATAAATCTCCTTCATTAGGTCTATCAGGAACTGTAAGTTTTGCAGACATGCTATGTTCTGCTACTTCTTCTGTCCACCTTTTTGTAGACACACGAAATATAATCTCGTCTGTAATACGCAAACCAAACTTACTTATAAATTCTGCGTTGTCTCCAAAACCCATTACATTTACAAGTAGCATTTCAATTTGGAATTGATCTTGATACTTAGTGTATCTGACTTCATCCAATGTGCTATCTGCTAAAACTGTTTTAGGTAGATAGTATACGTCAGAACCAAATAGTTTAATTTGTTCGTCCACAAGATCTTGTGCAAGATTCTGTTCACCAGAATGTCCTGCATGATAAGTTGGGAAGTAGGGACTTGTAGGCATCTTATCCGATCATATCCATTGGTGGTATTGCATACTTACTGAGAACTTCTGATTCAATTTTCTCAATTTCTGCGAGTGCGTCTTCGTAGATCTCACGACCATTTAGTGTTACACCGCCTGGTAATTGTACATTGTTATATTTGATTAAATTCTGACCCCACTGCTTTTTTAATCTTGCAGTAGCATATCTTTTTACAAACACATCATTATACATTTCTGTTGCATCGTCTGGGTCTATCATACGATGAGCTTCTATCAATAGATTTTGTCCCTCTTGTAAGAAGTCTTTATCTATGTCAAGATACAAACGATCACGACGCTGAGTATATCTAAACTGCTGGAATGAACCATTATTTAAAACCATATCTAGAGTCTCTAGATATTGCTTGGTCATGTAGTAGTTTAAGATATCAAGGGATCCAAAAGCATACAAATCATTTAAGAATATTCTATACTCAATACCAAATAAGTTAGAACGAATAGAGTTACCTACCATTCCAAATACCTTACTGATACCAACCACATGGGATGGTATAGGTATAAAGTTTGTTGCTTCCTTCCAAGTTGTAGTACCAGCTGTTGTGCTAGTAGTTGCTGCAAGACGAGTTTTATCATCTGCAGTTATCTCATGCACAAGATAGCAACGCTCCATGCCATTGTAACAGTTCTCTTGGAAGAACTGAAATGTGTCGTCTATAACATTGTTTACTTGTTCATCATCAACATTGACCTGTAGTACAGGTTCTCCCAAATTCCTTTTACAATATGTAATCAGATCAGATTTACTTGCGGGCGATGCCATTAGATACTATTATCCCTTCGTTCCTATTTAGGAAGGTTCAACGCTTGCTGGTGCTGAGTCAGGTGCTGGTGCATCTTCTTGCTCTAAAAGACCTAGAGTTTCTAGTCCTCCTTGCAGTTTAATTTTATATTCTGTTGCCTTCTTTAAACTGTCTTCTAATTCTTTTATTTGTGTTTCGGTCTTAGCAATTTGCTCCTCAAAGTTTGACTTTAATTTTGCAGGATCCATGATTATCAAAGTGAATAGTTTCTTATATTTATAAGGGTGGAATATCGGCGACTTTCGGTTCTGTCACTGGATATCTATAGCAATTAATTATCTGTCCTACAATATATGCTATCTCAGGATATTGTTCTTTACTGTATCCATATGTCATGTTTTGGAATTGATCAATATCTATATCTCCAACCTTCAATGCCTTTCCAGCAATCAATACTTTTTCTGCTATTTCTGGATGAGCAGTTACATCATTTTTCTTAAATGTAATTTTTTTAAGATAATGTAAATATGTACTCCACTCAGTGTGCTCTGCCATTCTCTCATCTTTTATGAACTGAATCTCATCTGCAGTAAGTTCTATCTCATTTCTACGATGTAGAATTTTTAAATATTCCTCTGGTGTTAATTTCATTGTACCCAAATCTCAGCTCTTATAGTTCTATTTACACCAGTTGTTCCTTGGCAACAATAGATATGATCTCCCGCACTTGCTCCAGATCTTACGGGTGCTATTCCTCCACTAACATCATTAGAGTTTTGATCTCCTTCATTATTCCAACCAAATCCCCAACGAACTCTGTTGTTATTATTTCCTGTGTAATTAAATCCATACCACTGATATCCATTCTGATTAGAAAATCCAGAACCAGACATACTACTCTCTCCACGAGGATTACTAGACAACTGTTGATTACTTTGTAATCTAGTCAATGCAGTTTGTCCTACACCACTTTGTTTCCATGTCCAAGCACTATATGGTACACTTGATTGCCCACCATTATTTAAGTCAGGAAATACTGCTGCAATAGAACCAGCAACATAATGATTGAAAGCATGATTCTTATGATCACCATCATTAAGATTTAATCCAGAAGTTTCATTATATACATTTGCACTTGTCCAATAGTTTGAGTTATATCCAAACGTAGATCCTCTAGTGCATTTCCATGCTAACATCCACCCACCACCACCAAGATGATTTGAACTTAGTGCACAATATATTTGTTTAGGTCCTACAGTGGGTAAGTTGATCCAATACACACCATCTGGTGCACTAGGATTTACTTGTAATATTGCTGCAGCACTAGTCGCTGCTTTATCTGGAGAAGATCCATCTGGATCTGATCCACCACCAATTACCATCCACTCTTCACCATTCCAAGTTTCTAACTCTTCATTGTCGGAATTGTATATGGTTGCTCCTGCTCCAAGATTAGTTGGTCTATTATTTGTAGTGTAACTAGGAAATTCTATTCCTGTACTAGCAATAAATTTTCCTGCATTAACTTGACCCATTAAATGTACCCCTGATTTGACATAGCATTCTGTATTTCAGCAATTTCGGAAGTAGTAATTCTTCTAGCATAGGCAGCAAATAATCTTATGTCTCCCCACCACTGAGATCCACTACTAGGATTTGTATTACCACTATGGTATCCACCTATAGATCCAAAACCTCTATTATATCTAGCATTGGAATTACTAATAGATCCTCTAGAAATACCATCTACATGCAATTCATATGTTGGATTATCATTATTACTCCATCTCCAAACCATAACCATAAAACTATTACTAGCATAACCTGGTAAAGATTGTTGAGAATATCCAGTTCCTATAAATCCAGAACCATTGTTATCATACATTCCAATATTCCACGCACCAGACTGAACAATAACATGGTGGTCAGCATTATATGATCTAGTTAATGTCCTCCATTGACCCGTAGAATTTTTAATTCTAGTTACAACAACATAACTAACATCACCACTTAAAGAAATATCTCCACCATTTTTTGCTTGACCATGATTACCTTGGAAATCCATGTAACCAGTCATTGATCCTGCACCACCTTTAAATGCTCCATTTACTATCTGGAAATTATTTCCATAACCACTTAAATCTGTCCAAGTAGTTCCACTGCCAGGATATGAATCAGTATTTGTAGCATCTAGATATACTCTCATACCATCAGTAGGTAATGCACCACCAGATTTTTTAGAAATATTTACCCACGCAGTACCATTCCAAACTTCTACTTCCAGAGTATCTGTGTTCCAAATAATTGTTCCCTGTGCAGCATTTTGAGGTCTTTGACTAGAAGACACAGCTGTCAGAGTTACTGTAGAGGTAACACTATCAACCTCTAGAGTTCCGTTAACGTCTACATTATTAGCATTTATGTTAGAAACATTTAGGGTTCCCATCAGACCATTTATACTTTGTCCAATTATATTTATCGGATAAAAGCATTAAAAGTCATTCTATTTGAGTTCCATTTCTTTTGTTGAAAATGAATTGAGTGCCAAAGGTTACCTTCGTACATGATTAACTTATTAAATTCATGTGGTTCTATGTGATATCTTGTCCATTCTTTATGCTTTACTTGAGATGGATCAAAGTTTACCATTGCCTGTACAGGATTTAATAATCTTTTTGCTCTATAATTTTTATCATATAATGTAGTCTCCTCTCCTGTCTCTTCACTTCTAAAAAATGATGTGCCATTATCATCACCATCATAGTCATCTTCTGTGTTTAGAGATAACACACCAGCATATCTTACCTCATCAGTATGTGGAAACAAACTTTGATATCTACATTTCTCTTGCATATCATATATCTGAAATCCAAACCTAGTCTCATCAGGAAATCTCATGATCTCATTACTACCTTCAAAGTATTTTGAGCATATAAATTTCATTGGTTCGTAGATAGATCTCTTGTGTATACTCATGTAATGAATATAACCTGGCAGATTTGTAACTTCTCCTTGATATGTTGCGGTATAATCTATAGATTGTGCATACGCTTTTATCTCATCAGGATATTTAAAAAAATTACTGACTATAACAATTCTATTTTTATGATTACCAATATGTTTTTGTTCTACCTCCCATGCAGAAGGATGTGCTATAGCAAATAACTCTGAATTAATTACCTTCATTTGGTTTCTCCAATACCATTACAAATAAACCATTCCACCAATGAGTTGGATTTTCTATAATCTTACTGAGTATCTTTCTCTCAAAGTAAAGATCATAATTATTATCTTTCACAAATTGTATTGCTGATTCTATGACTCCATCAAAGTTGGCATCATCTATAACCAAAATAAATTTGTCTGCAAGGAAAGGTGCTATATGATTCAATGCATTTAATTGTTGTACATAATCATGGTTAGCATCATAGAATACTACGTTTGGTTTCTTTCCTTCAAAGTCTTCTTCTGTCAAATCAAGAATGTCAGATTTTAGGAATGTTGACTTTCCGTTTTCATATTTTTTAAAGTGTCTTTGAAACTCTTCAAAAGCATTACCAACTTCACTCCAATGTAAATTGTTTGTCATTGGTTTACATTCTGGATCTGAAAAATCATCAACACCAATATTTTCTATGCTATTACCCATTGTAGCAGCAAAAAATGTGCTACCCATCAATGTTCCTAGTTCAAGATATACAGCATCATCGTGAGAACAAAGATTGTTTAGAAAATGTCTAACTCTATTTGATGTTATTCCTTGAATCTCATACCCTTCTGATACAAAATTAGATTTGAATGATAAAGCATTATCAATAGCATCTAAACATCTTTGTGTATATTCTTCTATCTCAAAGGTTTCTCCTACCTTCTTGAGGTGTGATTCTACAACAGATTCACAGTAATTACAATCCCAACAATCAAACTTACATGTCTTGATCTTTTCTCTCCATAAATTTATCGGAGCATCCTTGACTTGTAAATCGTCCATGTACTCGTCAAACTCAGGGAATAGAAGTTTATCTTCTCGTGCCCATCTCTCTACAATATCCATGGACTCTTTTAGTCTCATCATGTTTTCTCTACCATGCATCTTGAAAACATCTATACCTAAATCTAAAAACTCTTCCCAGTCTTCTTTCCATGGAGGTAGGTTTGCTGCTTTCAATGCAGAAGAAGGATCTTCTATATCCCATTTAGAACAAGAATTTGTACTGATAGGATCCATAAAGAACTGTGGAGATTTACCTTGTCTTGTACTATTAAAATGATAGTGCTCATCCATAACACTACATCCACCCCAACAACCTTCATTTGCCAGTAATGAAATCTCTACTGGTTTACCAATCTTCTTGCAGTATTCCTTTGCTTTCTTTATCTCTAGTAAACCATTCTTGTCCCGCATCATATCTCTGTCTAAGTTGATATAATGAAAGCCAGCCTTAGCAAGATTTACGATATCGTTTGCCTTACAAACATTCCTTATGATAGTATTCTTAATTTTTAAGTCAGGAAATGCTGACTGTATTTGACCAGATGACACCCATGTAGTGTGTGGTATCGTAGCAATACGAACATTATAATTTTCGTATATTTGTCTAAAATTATGAATGAATAGATCTAGTCCTTCTTGGTCTGGTCTAACATATATGTTATTAAATGTTGCTGAGATAGGTATCTCTGTTTCTCTTGATATTACCAGAGCATTAAAAACTAACTGAGATATGTCTCCAGCAAAAGTATCACCCATCGCATCTTGAGTGAAGGGTGGCATTCTACATGTAAAGTATAAGTCTTTAATGTAAGGTTTATATTTTGTCAACCATGGTATAAAGATTCCATCCGTGAACTGTTTATCAAGTTTAGGATTTATTGGCAGACTGAAGACGGATTTTTTCATTTGGTAATGTAGTTAAAACTCTAGTTTTAATTTCAAGATTTTTTGGTTCTGGTAGTTGTTCTACCTTTGGCACTTCTGCCATTAACTTAGGAACAGAGTAGTCCTTGAATGATCCTTCAATAACTTTTCTAACCTCTGGTAGAAGTTGCTGTGTCATTTTTTCAACTCCTGCTGTTAACATTGTAGCATGTTCTACAGCACCTTGTATAGCAGTTAACTGATCTTCTGCTGGCATATTTAAAATAGAATCTAAATTACCACTTCCAATCCTACCACAGTTGTGTACATCAACTGCAGCTTGCTTTGCCATTCTAGTAATCCAATACTTTCTATCCTCGTCTTCTTGTGTTACACGATAGTATTCTATACCCTTATCCTCGTCCATGTGATTACGAACCATATCACAGAACTCAGATATTTCTCTCTCATATGTAATATACTTTTTCTCAAACAAAGACTCATCGTACTTTGCTTTCTCCATTTCTATCTCTATTCTCTCTACCTCTAACTCATCTGAGTCGGGTCTTTCTTTTTCTCTTTTTAACTCACGTTCTAATTTCTTTCTGGAGTTTGTACATAACTTATGTTTGTACTGCAATTCAACATATCCATGTTGTCTTGCTTCTAGTTCTAACAATGCTTGTTGAACTTTTTTGTAAGGAGTAATCTGAGAACCAACAACAAAAGTATCATTCTGATACATTGTCTGTCCCATCTGCAAGTTTACTGCAGCATCTATAATATCAGCATTTGATAATTTAGATCTTAAATCAATACTAGAATCCGAATGTTCCATATGCGACTTCACCGTTCAATCTATTCATGTTATCATCCATTCGTCCTAACTTCATTGCTTGGACTCGTGGCATACCTATATTTAGGTAGTCTTCCCAGAGGATATTCATGTCCCACATATTGTCCGCAAGTTTGAATTGTGAACGAATAGCATGGTATTTTCCTAAGAGTGCTGCGTATGCTCTTACATACTCATCGTGTTTTTCTAATACTTTGTCAACTAATATCTCTTTTCTCATACCTCTGGTCATTGCAAGTATGTCTAAGAAAGGTGTTTCTGCATCAGAACTTTCTTTATATGCTCTTGCTTCTGGTAATTGATATACCCATGACTCACTTTCTACATCATGACAGTTCTTAAAGTTTTTAAATCTTAATTCAAATTCTCTTTCAACAACTAAGATTGCTAATTTTCTCATCCATGACAATGCATTATTAATTTTCTTAGAGTTCATTGGAACTTTACCTTTATTCCATTGTACTTGTCCTTTCTCATCCATAGAGGCAATATAATCTTTTGAGTATTGTCTTATCTCACCAGCATAGTTTACACCATCATGTAATTCTTTCTCAGTAAATTCAATGTATCTTTTAAGACCAGACTTCAATGTCTCAAAAACATCACGTTTCATCTTGACTATTGATATATTGAAAAAGTTATAACAGTTATGGTATGTTGTCTCGTGCTCTCTCAATTCCATGGCACGAAGATCCTCTTCACACAGACCCATGATAATATATCCTTTCTGTACTTCTTCTTTATCTTTAATAAACTTCCTAACTTCTATTTCTAGAGGATGTTGTGGTTCATATTCTGGACGTAGTATATCTTCATCCAATACCATATGTGCTGGTATCTTGGACGTCCACTCTACCTCAAATGCTTTTTCCTCAATAAAATTAAGTTTCTTTTTCATATTACTGATATCTTGTAGCAGTTACGGTAAATGCTGCAGTAACACATGCTCCTGATGATTGTCCTTGGTGTCCTTTTGGTTCTGATTTATATCCACACATTGCCATACTATCATTAGCATGGAAAATTTTCATAGTTCTATTGTTCTGACGAGCATTACCAGATCCACCACCACCTGAGTAGTTACCTAACATGTATCCCCAGTCTTGTCCCATTTCCATATTCTCTTCACCAGAAGCAACGTCTATCTGGTTAAAGGTTGATATGTATGCTCCAGAGTTACTAGTAAATTTCATCCACTGTTGTGTAACATTGTTACCGTTACCATGATAACCAATGTTCCATTTTGTAGATAGAGATTTCTTCCAACCATCACCTGTTTTATTAGATGTGTTCCAGTTTCCAGTAGACTCGGTTGCAAACTCAATGTACCTAGTATTTCCATTATCTGAATGACTATAACCTCTGTTTTCTCCCTCAGTAGCAGAACAGAAGTCAGATGTATGTCCTCCACCTATTCTAGACATCAATTCTGATGAAAAGTTCATTCTACCCCAACCACTACTTCCTTGGTTACCACCACCTGTAATGTAACCTCTCTGTACTAATTGACCTGATACAGCACCAGCATCGTTTACAGAACCATATAAGTCCCAACCAACACCAATGGTGTCAGGTGTAGTTCCGTAGTTATCAGTTGTATTATATGATGGTGAGGATCCTGCTGTCCTTCCTGTCCCTGTGTGTAAATTTATAGATGATGTATGTGCAGAGTTACCACCCCAACCATTGTTACCTCCATAGACATATCCATTATAGTCTCCAAAGTTTCCATCAACATATGTTGCTGCTCTGTCTAATTGGTCTCCACGACATATAGTAACGTCTGTGGCATGGAATGTTTGGTTAACAGTTCTCCATGGGTTTGCTCCTCTATATCCACCCATCAAGAACCCGTGTGTGAAAATACTTCTGTACTTAAATTCTGATCCTATGTTTATTGAATAACTATTACCTTGATAATCATACCAGTTACCAGTTCCATCAAAAGGTAAACGTCCATTATTAGGTACAGTAGGGTTCTGTAAGTTGATACCACCTGTATCTGCATCTGTTGGTGGCATGTTAGTGCTACCAAGATTATTTTCAAATGTATTTGGATGTGCCCAGTATGCTGTAACACCATCAGATGCTAACATAGCACCCATAGTTTCTATGGATTGTTCTGGTAAAGTTACAAAGGGTTGTCCATTCTGCAGTAAATTTCCTGTAAAATCTATACTACCATTTACACCAAGACTTTGCAACACATTTATTTCACCTGTCCCTGACAGTGTTGATAAATTATCAGTTTTTAATGTTGATGCCATCTCTTTACACTAGACTCCTTTTCTTATTTAGTCTAAGTCTTCGTCAAACTGCTCCTTAGAGAAATCATAATGCTTAAATTCTTCAACATCCCACTTAGGAGATTTATATCTTCTTTTAATATCTGCAATCCTTCTGTAAAATCTTCCTTCCTTACCTGGTAAGATACCATCGTCAATGTCATGCCAAAGACAATCTAACTGTTCTCCCAATTCTGGGTAATTAATTTTTCTATTTGCAATAAAATTTTGTAGTTCTTTATTGCGTCCTTCTATCCATACTTTGAAGGCAGATCGTTTTCTGGGAAATTTATCCATCGTTTCTGTTGTTAATTACAAATGAGTATTTACCGTTGTCTAGTATTCTAGGCATAAAGTTCATGGAGATAGATGTTCTATCTGCCCACATGTTGAGGTTACCTTGATAACCATGTATGAGATGAGACTTCCAAAGTAGAAGGTCTCCCTCTTTAGGTCTGATATCTTCAACATACCTACTATATTTATTAGGGGAGTCCCAGTCCTTTGCGTGAGCAATGTAGGGATGGCACTCTGGTTCTCTCTTCATAAACATCAAAGGTGCATGAACCCAATCTACCAAGTTGACATAATATGTACCTGAGATTAAACAATTATGATGATTATGTTCTGCTTGTTGTGCTCTCTCCAAGCAATAATTCATCCAAGCATCAGTCATCAACAATTCATTTTCATCTGATAAAACATAGTTGTGAACTTTAGTAAAAAAATGAGTTGCACATTCCAGCACCCATTTTTTATGGTCTTCTAATTCTGGATGAAAATCATATATGCTTGAATTAGATTCATTATAATAATGAAATAGATCACCACTCAATGCATTTTGATTACAATTTTCATCACCTGGTTTTATAGTGTCTCTAATTTTTTGACATACGAATTTAATATCTTTAATTTTATCCTGTGGATATTGATATACTCCACATACAGATGGAAAAAATTCAATTACTTGGTGTTCCATAATTTGAAATAAATCCTTGTAAAGTTAATCTAGCACTACTTTTTTTATTGGTCTCATTGATCTTATGCAAGATACCTGAGTTGACTATCAATCTATTAGGTTTAGGATGAAAAAATTGTCCTATACCTCTAGAAACAATAAGATCAAACAATTCTTGATTGTCAAATCTTTTCCAGACTATATTTTTATCCTCCTCTTTTAAATCAATTGTCATAAATTCTCCACCCCAATCAGGAGACCAATGCTTATGACAATAAAAAGTAAATGCTTCTTTGTAACTGCTATCATTATGCCATCTCAATCCAGATCCTGCCATATAATAATATGGAGACATAGCAACTTTACCGTATTGAATTACGGTACTTACTTTTTCTATGACTGGTATGACAGCTTTATCAATACCATCTAAAGGAGGAATCTTTCCTGTAGGAAAATAAAATGGTTGACCTTTCAATACATCAGTATTGGCATCCCAAACTTCATTCCACACACCTTCACTCTGTGGAAAAAATAATGGTATTTTATTAAACCACTCAAATAAGATGTCAAAATCTTCCGCTGGAAGCACATCATCATAAACTTTGACATGCTCAGAATCAAAAATTAGATTCATTCTAATTCTTGAAATAGTTGTTCTATTCTGTCGCTTCTCTCTTGTAACTTCTGTTGCAAAGGAGATCTAGTCATAGTCGTTCTTATCAAAGATAAAAAGAACAGTCCTATGATAATGTAAATTATGTAAGCTTTCATGAAAAAATTATACTCAACTATATTATATCACGTTTTTGCGTTTGTGGAAAGTAAATAATAATTTCCTATTGAATATGCCCAACCATCATTATATCCCATGTTAGTTGATACACTTCCTACACTAGGTCTACTACCACCATAAATTCTTTGAAATCCGTTAGCACTATAGTCACCGTTAGGTTCTGAGTGGGTGCTGTCTCTTATCCACCATCTGTTACCAGTTGCTACTCTCCATTCATTACAGTTATTACCACCATAATATGAACTTCTCATAATACAACCAGTATAGTTACCACCACCGTTAGGTTTGTAAACATGTCCTACTCCTTCCCAATATGAGTTAAAATTTCCTGAGTCTAATGCTTGTACTGCATATGTTGCTGCTAACCAACAGTTTCTAGATCGTCCTTCCCACAATCCCAATCCAAGAGAGACTCCTGCATGGTTGTCTGTAACATAACTTACACTAGGTCCTGATCCTTTTGTAGCATAAAAATCATATCCACCACCATCGTATGTTGTATCAACATACATCTGTAATGCATTAGGCATATTACTAGATTTAATCCAATACAAACCACTACTGATGCCAGGATTATCTGTTACTAACTGTAGTCCAGATGTTGATGCTTTATCTGGAGATGAACCGTCCAATTTTGCAGAACCAGCAGATTGCCATTCTGTACCATTGTAAATTTCTAATGCCTCTTCCTCACTATTGTATCCAATAAAACCAGTATTGGGACTACTAGGTCTAGTAGAATTATTCCAAACAGGAACATCTAAGTTCCCATTTATTCTTAATACATGACCGTTGGGGAGAGTGACTTCATTACTAAAATTAGAAAGTCCTTGAATATTTCTGACTTGTAGTGTGCTCATAAGATGCTCCAGGCTGCTCCGTTTGATATTGTAATAGTTGTGCCATTGGTAATTTCAAGAGGTCCGAAACTACCACAGTTGGTATTTGTTGGGACTGTGATGTTTTCAGAAATAGTATTTCTATTTGCTTTCATAACACCATAAGTATCAATCCACTGACTGTCACCATTTGCTTTGAGTGTTTCTGTAACTTCTATACTACCTTGAACTTCTAGTGCTTCATCTGGATTCTTTGCACTTGAGAATCCAATACCAACTCTAGATGGTCTGTAAATATCATTTCCGTTGGGTGCTTCTGTCCAACGAGAAGTAACAAACTCAGCATTGTTTTGATAAAGAGTTCCGTTAAAGTTAACGTCTCCTTGTATATTTAGTTGATAATTTCTAGTCTGATTATTAGTAGGATCAACACCTGATGTATTAGTTGTGTTGATAGCA